GGAGGGGTGATTATATTTACAATATGTATTTGTCTTATAATCCCGTTTGCATTTCTTATTATCTTTAAAACCACAATTGCACTCTTATTGTTTGAGTCAGAAGATGAACGAGCAACATCTACAGATATTACATACTCTGCTAACGCTAAATTACCTTTCTTATCTTTAGGGCATTCTAGCTCTGGCATTGTGATTGTCCTAGCTTTGATTAGCTTACTGATATTAATTAACGCTCCTGACGAGGCTCCGATCCAATCGCAAAGATAATTTTGTCGGAATCGTGTCACATTTCCTTGTCTAGCTTTATTGATAGTGGACATTTTTTGTCTTCCGAAATGGATAGGTATACGCCAATCAGAACCAAAGACAAACGTACCTTTTAAATCTCTAGTATCTTTAACCATTTTTAAAATCTTTTCATATTCATCACTATTTTTATAACCAGAAGTCGAAAATCTGTTAATTTGCCCATTTAATTCAGTTGGGTCAGTGTCTCCAGTCATTGTAGTTCTGGGAACGTTAAAGATAGGCTCAATTGCGTCTTCATATAAATCTCGGTCAATTAATGCACTTTCTTCTAGACTTCCTCTACGTCTACGCAAACCCTTTGAGGACTGAGCATTAGCTAAATTATCAATAATAGCGCCATTTTGAAATACTACACGACCACTATCTTTTGAGAAGTTTTCTGTTTTAATTTCATCTTTAATTGATGGATAAAATCTTAATATTTCGTCGTGTTTCTCTTTCCATATTTTTACTGCTGACTCCTTTGTACTTGCCGTAATAGCTAAAGTAATGTTAGGAAAACAAATTGCAGTGTGGTAAGCTACCATAATTTGAGTCAATGTTTTACTACCACCACGAGGAATACAAAAGTAGTTTTCTTGAAATCTACTTAAAGTACGCATCATAATTCGTTGGTATAAATCTAATTCAATTCCACCTGTATCTGGTTTCAGCATATCGTAAAATATATCAGGGTAAAATCTAATAAATGAACAAAATTCAGCCCACTTATTTATATTTCTTGTTATTAAGTTAGAGTTATCAGTAGGATTTACAGGAGAAGTAAATGCTGATTCATATATGTCATTTCTATCATTAGAATGTTTTTTGTTTTTTGAAGTAAAATTACTATAACTAGCCATTATTCATCACCTTCATACAACGGCTCTTTATAAACATTTTCTAAATCCCTAAAGACATTACTTCTCTTAACCTTAAACTCTTCAATTTCACTTTCTGTATAACCATGAGTAGAAAAATGCTCAGAAAGCATCTCATCATAAAATTCATATATGTCTTTGTACTGAACTTTAGATTTATCTTCCAATCTTCTGTAATAGTTAATAATCGCCCAAATAATCAAATCAGCATCATCATATGGTTGTTCTGTGACTTTAGGGAGAAGGGGAATTACGCCTATTTCGCTTTCTACTGCTTCAAATAGCTGAGATAAAACATCTACACCACCACTAATGTCACTCTTACTTAATTGAGAGACATTAATTTTAGCATCTACGGCTTGCTTTTGAGCTAATTGACCCCATTCTTTTGCCTCTTTCACATCTCCTCTAGCTGTAGCCGTTTCTTCTTTGACACGGAATCGAATATAAATGAGTAGTCCTTCTGTATGGAGTGCTGTTTTTTCGCCATAATTTCGAATTAACTTATCATATTTCTTTTCAAAACTATGATATTCTTCTTCGGTGTAACCATATCCCCACTTATCCATAATCTCTTCTGTTAAAATGAAATTTGATTTACTATAATTGTTTTTCGTTTCAGCAAGCATATTCATCTTATCTTCATCTGTTAATAAAACTTCATTTTTCTCTTCTTTACTGAAAATACTTTGTTCCCATGTGTCATATCTAAAGTCTTTAGCATTAATAAGCTTAAAATACTCTCCAATTACGTCTGGTTTAGTTAAAGCAGATTCAAATAGATATATATTGAATGGTTTATCTACTTGTCTCAAAGTGTTCTTTACACTATCAACGTTATCGATATCGGTATTATCTTTTAAACATTTCTTACAGACACGTAAACGTTCATCAATCTTATCCATATTACTATAAGATTTATAATAATCAGTTAGACGTTTATTATCTCCGCACATAGAACAGTTCTTATATTTATCTTTATCTTGAATTGCAGACAAATACAATCACCTCATTTCTCAAAATAAAAAG